GCTGTATTTCTCTTTATCAAAAATAAAAGTAAGGTCAACAGCGGTAAAAAGCAACTTGAGATAATTTACGAAAAGGAGAGTGACTTATGGTATTGGTTCTGGGGAGGGGTAAAAATTGCTCAAGCAGACCTAGACAGTACAACAGTCCAGACTCTTATCTTTGATAAAGAGAAATACAGCATGGAGGAGGCTGTTGAGTGGGCCAAAGAGCATGACTACAAGGCCGATAAAGTTGACGAAACAGATGGCTTTTACAGGTTACGACAGCGTAATCCTGACGATTTTGATGACGACAGCTTTAGGACTATCGACCTAGAGGACGGTGTACAGGCTGTCATTGGCAAACTTAAAAACGATATAAGTGAGGATGCAATGGACGAAAAAACAGCACAAGAATTACTCGACACCGTTAAAGATCTGGTTACAATGTCGCGTGACACCAACTCAAAACTTCTAAGATCAATCGAACTTAGTGAGACAATTCTAAGTCATCACGAGAAGGGCGGTAAGCCTAACGACGACGACAAAGACGACGATAAGGACAAAGATAAAGACAAAGACGACGACGAAAAGTCTATTGAAAAACAAGTAAAAGAAATGTCTGAGGCTGTCAAAGCCCAAGGCGAGACAATCACCAAGCTTGGTGTAATCGTTGAGAAGTTAATGGAGCAATCACAGGCGGGCTAAGGTGCCTATCCTTTGATATAGTTTTTTAATTTATAATTAAGAATTAAGGAGTTACTAAAATGACAGACAATATCAGCAAAATGTACGATGTGCTGACCAGTGGTAAGGCACCTGCTCAAACGAGCAAGCCTATCTTTGCAAAAGACCTTGAGCTAGCCAAAGCTTGTGGGGCTAGGTCTTTAAAAGACATCTTTGGCCGTAAGTTAAACGACAACGAGGAGAAGGGTGTAAGCGTACCGCTAAACTTTGGCTCTCGTAAGTCAACTGGTCTTTTGCCTGACGAAACACGTATGAGGTTGTTTTTGCTTAAGCAAGCACTAAGCAACGTCGAAATACAGGCCCAGTACAAGTACAAGACAATGCTCCCTTCAAAAGAGCAAATGAAGTCAGTACCAGAATTTAAAAACTGCCTTGAGCCAATGTTAAAAGCTTTTGACATTGCCTCTTGGGATACTTGGATTGATGAAGTCCAAGCGCGTTTTTATTTCGAAGAATATGAGTTACCCCTTATGTTACCAGATGAGTTTGACCAACTCCCAATGGACAGCTCAATTGTGCGTGTACCTGGGGCTCTTGGTAAGCTATATGGCTTGCTTGAAACGGACGACGCAACCTTTACCGGTCAGAGCAATACAAAGTCCTCTTATACGGTTGAATCTAAAAACAACGTCTGTCATGCAGTTATCACCCAAGACTTGCTTGACGACTCTAGCCCAGCCATTATTGACAAACTTCGTAAAGAGGTTGTCGCTGGTATCAAAAGGTCTCTTGACCGCTCAATCCTTGACGGTGACACAACTGCAACTCACCAAGACAGTGACGTGACAGCGGCCACTGACTTTCGTAAAGCGTTTATCGGTTTACGTAAACGAGCATTTCTCAACGAGGCAACTGTTGGCAGCGAGCAGATTGTTTACGACCATGCAAACGATACGGCGTCTAAAGATCTCTTTAGCAACATGTTAAAGCGCCTTAAGCGGTTTGGTTCTGAAAAATCAGACCTTATCTGGATTATGCCAACCTGTGTTGCTCATGATCTAGTAACCGGTGCGATACCAGAATTGTTTACTGCGTTTGCATTTGGCGGCCTAGCCTCTAACGTAACCGGTCAAGTGCCACCAGTATTTGGTGTAAAAGGTGTTGAGGCCCAGCATGTACGTGAGGACCTAAACGACGCTGGTGTCCATGACGGTGTTACTGAAGACCGCTCATATATGTTGGTTGTTAAAAAATCCCGCTTTGCTGTTTGGACACGACAGGCAGCTAAAGTATGGGCAGCGCCTAGCTTGCCTAGTAGCGACCAAATGCTTATGTCATCTAAAGCGCGTCATGCGTTTGCTGGTACGCCACAATCTGCTGACGAGCGTAGCCTTATCATGGCGAGAAACATAAAAGTTTTGTAATCTAAAATTTAACCAGAGGGTTAGTTGGCCCCTGACCCTTGTCCTCAAGGGCTCAGGGGTTTAACGCTTAAAGGAGCAATTAAATGCAAATATGTGAACTAAAAGCAGTAAACTTAAAAGGCAGCCCTCTTTTTTTGGCTGAGTGTGGTGGGGCTTATTTAAACAACGGCCAATTACTTTGGGTTAAAGCAAACATAGCAGACCGAATGGTTAAGCAATATAGACCTCTTTTAGTCAATGTCTCTGAAAAGGAAGTTGAAAAACTAAAGGGAGGTCATTACGAAATACGCTCCAATACAGAGGTTGAGGACAAAGACCCACCCAAAAAAAAGCAGGCCGAGGCGACTGAGCAGACAGTTGAGTCTAAGTCAAAAAATAAAAGCATGGCTGGCAAAGGGCGTAAACGTCGTAAATAAAGGGCTGTGCTATGTCACTAGTCACACTCGACACAATTAAAGATTGGCTCGGTATCACTGGGGCAGGCCATGACGATGTACTCACTATCATTCAAAGTGGGGTTGAGCAGGCTGTGCTGAATTATACCGAGTCTAAGTTTGAGTTGACCGTAGTAACTCACGAAATACTTGACGGCAACTTAAGTGATATTGTTGTTACTCGAAACATGCCTATACACAGTGTACAGGCGCTTTACTTTAACTGTGAGCCAGACGGTTCTAATGGGTCTTTGGTTGATCCAAGTGATTATAACGTTCTGCCAGAGGCTATAATACTTCGAGGTATTGATACTCCATTTGGCCGCTCTGTTGTTAGAGTTGATTATACCTATGGGTATGACGGTGTACCGGGTGACGTATCTCTTGCGATAATACAGGCTGTTGAGGCTGAATTTAGACGTAAGGGCCGTAAGTCAATTGGTATGACCAGCCGCTCTAAACGCTCTGAGTCTGAAGGTCTAAGCGGTGACATGGACGCTTGGGACTCTAAAACAGGTTTACCTAAGGAGGTGGTAAGCAAACTCAATCCTTACCGGGTCTTTGAGTGGCCTAATCAACCTATGGCGACCCGTAATAAATGACTTCGTTTTACGACATGCGTAAGCAGTTTATTAAGGACTATCAAGACCACGAGCGTTTTTGTGAGAAGGGTAAAATATACGTACAGAACACATGTGGTAAAATGCACGTATATGACTGCCCACATTGCAAAAGGCTTAATCGGACAAGAGATGTGAGAGAGGTACAGATTAAACTAAATAAGAGGATAACTGGTGCCAAAGGTACGTGACATAAAAGAGATGGCTGATTATATTAAGAGGGTTAAAAAAGACCTTAGACGCGCCAGTTTACTAACCCTTGTCGAATTAGCTCAATATGCTCAGGTTGAGGCTATACGTAATGTTAAACGTAACTTTGGAGGCCGAGGTCATAAACTCACCGGCCAGCTAATGAATTCAATATATTATGAGTTTGAGGGTACAGTTAAGCCGGTGGCTTACCTGGGTACTCGCGGTATACCCTATGGACGTATACATGAGTTAGGCGGTACAATTAAGCCAAGAGCAGCCAATTGGCTATGGCAACCGATGCCTGAAAAAAAGGGCCGGTTTAAACGTTTGACCCCAAGTGAGTTCTATAAGAACTACACAAAAAGAGGCTCACGCTATGGGTTTATAAACACGAGAGATAACAAGGGCCACCTGGCAATTTACGAGCAAAAACCAGGGCCAGATGACGTTGTTAGGTTTAAGGTCTTATTTATGTTACGTAAAAAAGTAAATATTAAAAAGAGACCATATTTAAGGCCAGCAGTTGAGGCTGCTTTAGAGCGTTACGCACCGACGTATATTAAACATTTTAAACACGAAACTCAAAAGGCTAGGTAATGGCAAGTTTACGCTCTGAAATTTTAACCAATATTGTCAGTCGTCTTGAGACCATAACGGCTGCAAACGGTTACGAAACAGATGTACAAAAGGTGTTTAGTGATACCATACCTATGGGCCTTGACCTCGACGTTTGGGAGTTGCCAGCGATTTTAGTAATAACTGACGACGACAAGCCGATAAGAGAACATGGTTGTATTAGAGGCCGATGGGAGATTGAATTACAATTAATTCATAAGCAAGTACCTGACAGCACTATGGACCAATTTGTGAGAGATGTATGTAAGGCAATATTTGCCAACTCACCAACGGCCCAACGTGTTGATGCATTTAAGGGCCCGCCACCGGCAGGGATACATGCCTCAGTATATAACATAGGTCTGTTATCTATTGTGACAGATCTCAACATGATTGAGGCCAACCGCTTTTATGGCGTGACTCTTTTGGTTGAATACTCGACGAAACTGTACAATTTATAAGGAGTCATACAATGGGTTTACAGTACAGATCAAAAGTAGACTACGCACAAATATATGCCGGTGACAGACAGGGTTTTAACCTGGGGCTTGACGGATCTATATTTGTCCGAAAAGAATCAACGCCTCGTGTATTCAATGCTCCTCGCATTGGAACCCAGGGCACAAGTACAGGTGACGCCTCTGCTAGCACAGATATTAGTAGCGGTACAGATAACGCTCTAAAGGTTGCTGTTGACGACGGCGCGGCTGTTGACGTCGTATTAGACCTAACAGGCCTTAATACAGGTGACGCAATTGCAGCCGAGTTAGAATTAAAGATTAACCAGGCTCTAGCAGCCGCTAACTTAGACACCAGAGTTTGGGTATTTTACGATAACAGTGATGACCACTATGTGGTCTATAGCCAATCAACTGGCACAACCTCTGCTGTTGTTATTACTGACGCAACAGCCGATAACGTAGCTGACGACCTTAAACTGGGTACGGCTAATGGCGGTACTGAGGCGGCTGGCACAGATGACCAGGACTTTTTGCTTTATACAACTGGTGGCCCGGTCTATGGCCAGCCAATCGAAAGTAGTGCTCACCGTACTGGTAGGTTTCATACCAGCCCAATTAAAAAGAAAAAAGAGGCAAGCTTTGACATTGACACTATGGTCAACATGAGCGGTAACGCTGGCGACTCTCTTGACACTGCTGTCAAGCTAATGCTTGAGAGTGTGTTTGGTACAGAGACAGTTGTCTCTGGTCAATCAATCACTTATACCCAAGGTCTACCTAACTTTTACTTTTCAATGGTCCGAGTCTCGACGGTTTTTGGTGAGTATTATACAGGTGGGTATTGTAAGGACTATACTCTAACCGTACCTGGTGACGCGCCTGGTACACAAAAATATACGGGTATGTTGAGCAAAGCAGCTATAGCCGGTATAGGACAGCTTGACGGTGACGTTGTTAGCTCTGCTGACGTTGTCCTTAATTCTGGTGAGGCAGACCGTTACACTGCTGACGCTTGCGTTATGGTGCTTGACACCGATGGCCGTACTATTTTAGCTGGGGCAGATGGCTCACTTAAAGTCAATAGCGTCAACACAACAACCCATACGGTAACCCTTAACTCAACCCTAAGTGCTAATGACGATGGCTACCTGGTGCCTTGGAACCCTGGGGCAATGCAACAGACTGGCCGCGACAATATCTATACAGACCTTGAGGGCACGTTTAAATTTGACGCTGCTGGGGATTCTTACTGTGCTACCAACATTAGCCTCAACGTCGTTAATGACCACGTTGATATAAATAACTGTTTTGGTAAAGACTCAAACCAGGGCTTTGTTGCCGGTAACCGTTGCACCATGACGTTAAGTGTCACACTTGACCTCTCAACTAAAGCAATGGCTCAACTGGTACAGGCTCGTGAGTTTGACGGTCTAAGCCCTGAGCTGGTAATCGGCAACGCGGCTAGTGGTCGTTATTTACGTATCACCGCGCCTAAGTGGATTGTATCAGTACCTAACGTTGAGGTGCCTGAGTCTGGTACAACCCCAGTTACTTTTGAGGGTATCTTGTACCAGTCAAGTGCTGGCGCTCGTGACCCAGTTAGCGTTGAGTGGCGTTAATACCCTCTGGGTACTCGCTACATTATTTTGACATAATACTGTAAATGGCAGGGCCTTTGGCATACCGCTAGGAGTGTGTAAAGGCCCTTTTTACTTAAGGTAGGTAAGGAGATCTCACATGGCAATTACTATTAATCAAAAGCGTAAGTTTAACAGCGTTAGGGTTTACTCAGAATACGACCCAGCTATTGACCATGAGTCAAGTGATTGGGAGGCGTACAAAGCTGACCCAGTAACAAACCTGTCTGCAATCAAAATGAAGGCAAACGAGACAGCAACCGCTTTTATTTGCAACTTTGACCTAGACGGTGACCAGGTTGCTAAGGTTAAAGACGCAATGATTAAAGGTCTTGACGAGGAGCGAAATTTACAGCTCTCTTACGGCAAGTGGGCTAATCAAATTGTACGTATGACCCTTAGGGGTATTGAGAACCCAAAAGGCGTTGAGGACGTGATTGAGTTTAAAAAGGACGGTAGGGGCTGGGCTGACGCCAGGACTATCGGCGCTCTTGAAAAGGTCGGGGTTGTCCAAGAGATATTTAACCATTACATAAACTTAACTCAAAACCCAGTACGGGCTGAAATAAAAAACTTGTAACGGCGTTAGTTGATCTTAGGTTTGCTGACGCCAAACATCAAAGATACTTTAAGTGTAGGAATTGCAGTGACCTTAATAAAAAAACACGCAAATGTGACGAGCCAGGATTTAACAACCTTAAAAAGCCTATTGGTGTTGACGAGCACAGCCTTAAGTATAAGTTTTGTCCTGGTAAAGCTATGCGATATCCAGAGGTTGCTGAGATGTTTGAGCAATGTATGCTCACGCTCCATACTGGGGTTTTACCAAGAGCTGGCGACTTTATGGCCCAGGACGCTCTCTTTGTCGAGTGTCTGCCAGCTTTTGTTGAAAGGTGGCATGACCGTAAATATAACCGCGTCTGGCAGGATGTAATGGCTGTTTTACCTAAGACCCTTGAGGCCCTTGGTAAGATGTTACTACCCAAAAAGATGTTAGGATAATAGATGGCTGTAACAACAGGCGATACATTTAGAATACCTATCAAGGTTGACGACAAGTCTAGCTCACAGATGGCTAAAATACATTCGGCTGCCCAGCGTATGACTAAAGGCTTTGGTGGGGTAGCCCTGGCACTAGCTGGGCTTAATCAGGGCCTTGAGCTGGTACGTAAGGGCCTTACAGCTATGACTGGCGCCGTTAACGCGACGGTGGGCCGATACGCTGATTTTGAAACAGCTTTAATTGGTGTGGGTAAAACTACCAATTTGAGCGGTCTTGAGCTGCAAACCTTTGGCGATACAATACAGACAATGTCTGAGCGTATACCAGTGACAACCAACGAGCTACTTGGAATAGCTCAGGTTGCCGGTCAGTTAGGTGTGACTGGTGTAGAGAATTTAGAACTATTTGC